AGTATGGAGTTTTATAAATCACAAGGAAAATTAACTCCATATCAAATGGCTTCTAAAAAAGCCAGTGCTGAAAGAGGTGAAAGAATTTCAGAGTTACAAGGTTCACGTATATCTGCGGTAGAACAATCTGGAAAAAGAATACATCATATTATGCCTTTGGGCGGAAAAGAAAAAATCACAGCACAAGGATTAGCTCTTATTGACGATGAAATGAATAGGGCGATGGTAGACTTTGAAAAACCTATTTTAAAAAATGCAAGACGAATAAAAGAAATATACGAAAACCAAATTAAATATGGTGATCCGGACAGTCCTCTTCCAAAAAATATTCAAGAAGAAATTAAAAAAATAAACATGGAAAACAGAGGATATGTAGAATTAGCTAAAAAGAAACTTCCAAAAAATTACAGAGGTTTAATTGGTTACTATGAGTATGAACCTACTGATCTAACACAACCTGTAAAAAGAAAAGGAATTAATCCAAACCTAAGTGTTGTAGGTATGGAAGGAGAGGATTTTGTTTTAAAAGAAAACCCTGAACAATCAAAACAACTTGCTAAACAAATCAGAGAAACAACTGCTGACATTGCAGGAGCAAAAGAGTTACAGCAAATAAAACAACTTCAATCAAACATACCTGTAAATGATATTTTAACAGACACCGCAAGGAGTAGCACTCTTCTTTCCGAGGGAGTGCCAGGTGCAAGATATGTGACACCTTTTGTAAATCTTACAAGTGAAGGTATCATGGATATCGCAAAAGGAGTTGGAACCGTTGGACAAAAGGGAGCTTTTAAATCTGTTGGAAAAGGATTGGTAAAACTTTTACCAGGTGCAGGGTTAGGTTACGGAATCTACGATACAGGTGTTGGATTTAAGGAAGGTGTTTCTGTGCCAGAGTTAGGTACACGTTTCTTTGGTCTTGATCCTGTTTATCGTTTTGCACAAGACCAAATGAGTTTGTCTCCAGAGGCAAGAAAAATTCAAGCAGAGATTAATCGTAATATAGCAGTGGGAGCAGAAGAAGAGGGAGGTCTAGGTTTAATGAGTTTAGATCCAGCAAGAGAGGTAACCGATTCTCAAAAAGAATTACTTAAAACAGAACTAGAAAAGATAGAACAAAACAGAAAACTTTTAAATCAACAAACAGCGCAGGGACGTGCAGACTTTTTACGGATGATTCAAGGTAAAATTGACCCTGGTGCAACGGCGTATCGCTCTGAGTTTAAAGCAGGTGGACCTGGAGATAAAAAGAAAACAACACCCACATTAGATAAACCTACATTTCAAATTGATCCTAACGCACCTGTAGACCCTGCTAAAAGAGATACGCTAAAAGGAGCTGGAATATTGGGAGCAGGAGTTGCATTGGGCAAACTTGGTTTGCTTAAATTAGGTAAAGCAGCAAAAGTAGCTAAGGTTGCTAAAGTTGCTCCACTTACAAAAGTGGTTGCACCATTAGGAAAAACTATGACTGAATTTCCTGAATGGTTTCCTACGTTAATTAATAGAGCTAGAAAAGAAGGAACACAAACTCCTATCTATGGCAACAAACAAATTAACTTAACAGAAGCAGAATATAATAAATTAAGTAAAGACGAAGCTAAAAGTTTTTACGATACTTATATGGGACGAACTGATGAATATATTCAAAAATTAAAAGCGGAAGGAGAACCTAGATATTTTAAATGGGTAAAGACGGATGAAATTGTAGGTTATAATTATAAATTAAAAGACCGACCTGATTTAGAGATTTCTGAATATGATGGAGAATCTGTATCTGTAAGATTTCCAAATGCTTTTGGAGAAGAAGTAGAAATGTATTACAAAGCCCCTAAAGGAACCAAGGATGCAACTTTTCAAATAAATGATTCTGTTCCAGAAGTGAATTGGATGGGATTTCGAGATGAGCACAATGTTGATTTTTATGGAGAAACTGTAAACAATTTAGATGAAGTTTATGGCGGAGCTTCTGATTTAGAACAATACGTTTTAAAGACAAAAAAACCTAGAGTTACTCAAGGAGACAAAGGCGTGGCTAGAGCAGAATTTTTACCTGATGATGTTATAAAAGATACAGCTGAGGATTTAGATGAATTTTAGCAAAGGCAAGAAATCAGGACCACCGCCTAAATCAGGACCACAACCGCAGGGGGTTGAATATAACTATAATACTGTTAAAACAATAAAATCGGAGAGAAAATTACATGGCAGAAATAGACAAGGCTCTTCCAAACGAGCCTAGAAAAACTTTAGAGATTCCTGGAGACGAAGAACTTCAAGATAAGTTAGTTGAAGCTGCAGAAGACGTTGCAGAGCAACCAAACGATGTTGAAATTACTGAGAACGAAGATGGCTCAGTAGATATTGATTACGATCCAAATGCAGTCGCACCTGAAGGTGGCGATGAACATTATGCAAACTTAGCAGAATTTTTACCTGATGATGTATTAGGAAAAATGGCCTCACAACTTTATGGCAATTACCAAGATTATAAATCATCAAGAAAAGATTGGGAAAGAAGTTACCGAGAAGGTTTAGACCTTTTAGGTTTTAAATATGACAACAGAACCGAACCTTTCCAAGGTGCGTCAGGTGCAACTCACCCTGTTTTAGCAGAAGCTGTGACTCAGTTTCAAGCTTTGGCGTACAAAGAATTATTACCAGCAGACGGACCTGTGAGAACTCAGATCCTCGGAATGCCAACACCAGATAAAGAGCAACAGTCTCAACGTGTTAAAGAATTTATGAATTATCAAATTATGGATCAGATGAAAGAATACGAGCCAGAGTTTGATCAAATGTTATTCTATTTACCTTTAAGTGGTTCAACATTTAAAAAAGTTTACTACGATGAAGTTGAAGGCAGAGCGGTATCAAAATTTGTACCGGCAGATGATTTAATTGTTCCTTACACCGCAACAAGTTTAGATGATGCAGAAGCGATCATTCATAGAATTAAAATATCCGAGAATGAATTACGCAAGCAGCAAGTCGCGGGGTTCTATAGAGATGTTGAATTAAAACCAGGTCAAGTAAGAGAAGATGAATTACAACAAAAAGAAAATGAACTTGAAGGCAGAACAAAATCAGGTCGAGATGATGATGTCTTTACCCTTTTAGAATATCATATTAATTTAGATATTGAAGGTTTTGAAGATGTAGGCGCAGATGGTTTACCCACGGGCATCAAGCTTCCATACATTGTGACAATTGAAGAAAACTCTAGAGAAATTTTATCCATTAAAAGAAACTATGAAATAGGTAATCAAAAGAAAAATAAAATACAATATTTTGTTCATTTTAAATTTTTACCAGGATTAGGTTTTTACGGTTTTGGTTTAATTCACATGATTGGTGGATTATCAAGAACAGCAACTGCTGCATTACGACAACTTCTAGACGCAGGAACATTATCAAATTTACCTGCAGGTTTTAAACAACGAGGAATCAGAATTAGAGATGACGCACAGTCAATTCAACCAGGCGAATTTAGAGACGTTGATGCACCTGGTGGAAATATCCGTGATGCATTTATGATGTTACCATTTAAAGAACCATCACAAACTCTCTTAAATTTATTGGGTGTCGTTGTAAACGCAGGTCAACGCTTTGCATCTATAGCGGACTTGCAGATAGGTGATGGGAATCAAAGCGCTGCAGTGGGAACGACAGTCGCGCTTTTAGAAAGAGGAAGCAGAACCATGTCTGCAATTCACAAAAGAATTTATGCAGCACTGAAAAACGAATTCAAATTAATGGCAAGAGTTTTCAAACTTTATTTACCACAAGAATATCCGTATGATGTGGTAGGCGGTCAAAGAATGATTAAACAGACAGACTTTGACGATAGAGTCGACATTCTGCCAGTTGCAGATCCTAATATATTCTCTCAGACTCAGCGTATCTCCCTTGCGCAGACTGAACTTCAACTGGCAGCATCGAATCCACAAATTCACAATCAGTATGAAATTTATCGAAACATGTATGAAGCACTCGGTGTAAAAAATATTGATAAAATACTTATTCGACCACAACCCCCTGTACCAAAGGACCCTGCATTAGAGCACATTGATGCTCTTGCAGGGAGACCATTCCAAGCGTTTCCTGGTCAAGATCATAGAGCACATATTACTGCGCATTTAAATTTTATGGGAACTAATATCGCTAAAAATAATCCAGTGGTCACTGCAAGTTTAGAAAAAAATATTTTTGAACATATTTCATTAATGGCTCAAGAGCAGTCTGAAATTGAATTTAGGGATGAGTTAGCACAGCTTCAACAAATGCAACAAGCGGCACAAATGAATCCACAAATGGCACAACAAACACAGATTGAAATTAAAATGTTATCTGAAAAAATTGAATCAAGAAAAGCGGTGTTGATTGCTGAAATGATGGAAGAATTTTTACAGCAAGAAAAACAAATTAGCGGTGATTTTGGTAATGATCCAGTTGCAAAACTAAGAGCAAGAGAGTTAGATCTTAGAGCAATGGAAAATGAGAGAAAAGAACGTGAAGGCGAAGACCGAATTAATCTTGATCGCATGAGATCAATGATGAATCAACAAAACCAAGACGAAAAATTAGAGCAAAACGAAGAATTAGCAAAACTAAGAGCTAATACGTCGATTGAAAAAACTATTTTGTCTAAAACATTGCCAAAAGCAGACGATATGATGGGTAATGTTGCAATTATTAGAGGAAAAAATGACTCAAACTAAAAAACAAGACCGAAAAATTGCAAAAGTGATGAAAGAGTTTAAAAAAAAGAAGCTTTCTATTGGAAAATCTGATAAAAAAGTTAAAAATAGAAAACAAGCGATCGCTATTGCTTTGCGAGAAGCAGGCGTGAAACAAAAAAGGAGCAAAAATGGAAAAACTAAATAAAATTAAAGAAGCAAAAGTTGGTGAACAAGAAATCCACATGGATCCACGTTCCAAAACAACTTACAACGCTGCTTATAATCAGATTGGTACTGGTGGACCTGAGTTAGAAGTTCAAGGACAAGGCGCAGTGCTTCCAGAAAAAAGAAGAAAATCAAAAGCATTTTAATTATGTGGTTATCGGCAATAAAATTAGCGGTTTCTGCTGGTAGTAAAATTTATGCCAACAAGCAAAGAACAAAAATGGCAATGTCGGATGCACAGCTTATGCACGCACAAAAAATGGCCCAAGGCCAGGAAGCTTACCAGGGAAAACTTTTAGAGGCTAGACAATCGGACTGGAAAGATGAGGCAGTTTTGATAATTCTCTCAGCGCCCATCGCAATTTTGGCCTGGGCAGTCGTATCTGATGACCCAACCGCAATGGATAAAGTAAAATTATTTTTCAAGATGTTCTCAGAGCTCCCGTCATGGTTCACAAATTTATGGATCCTTGTAGTGGCGAGCATTTATGGTATAAAGGGAACACAAATATTTAGAGGAGGGAAAAAATAATGGCAAACCCAAGATACAATCAACAAGTAACAAATAGACGTGGTGCTATGGGTGGAGGCATGATGAAAAGAAAAATGCTGAACTCAGGAACAAAACCTGATTTTTTAGATATAGATAAAGATAAAAATTTTAAAGAATCTATGAAATCTGCAGCTAAAAGCATGAAAAAAAATCCAATGATGAAAGCTAACAAAAAAGAAAAAGCAGCGATAAAAAAAGGCGTTGGTAAATTAAACGAAGGTCTTAAAAAATTTTTAGCAAAAAAAGGTAACAAGTAATGTTGAAAAAAATTAAAAATAAAATTTGCGAAATTGTTTGCAAGCTATTTGGTATTACACCATGTGTTTGTGATCACGATTGTGATTGCAAA